GAGGGCTCCGAAGAACCCTCTAAAATTATGTGAATTAACTCACATGAGATTAGCAACTTTAACTCTTCTGTAGTATCTGTTGCTGTTTGCAGCAAGGCGACCAAGACCTTGATTGGTTACATCACCTTCAGCAAATGGGTTGGAAACAAGACCATAGCGGGTCTTGAAGCCAATCTTAGGCTGGAAGGTGTCCTGACCAACGGCACGTACCATTTGGAGAGGAACATATGGGCAGTAGAAGAGGCCAGCGTCATAAGGAGATGCACCCTTATAACCAACAACGTAATACTGATAAGCAGCTACGTTTGCTGAATATGGGTCAATATAGACGCGATACTTACCTTGGAGAATACCAGCAAAGGTATTACCAGTGTCATCTACTTGGAGATTAGCATTAAGGGCTGGGGTATAATCCAGAACTCCTGCCATGGTGAGTGCGGAAGCAACATCAGCGGAGCAGAGGATCATATTACCCTTTCCTCTACGAGTTCTTTGTGCGATAGCGTTAGCATCACGCTCGATTTGGAAGATAAGACCCTTAAACTTCTCAACGGACCAACGACCATTGGAGTCAACGTCAAGGTCAAAAGTACCAGCAGTTGCGGTATTGACTTGAGCGCCACTTTCAGCAGCCTTATAGATGGTACGAATAACCTCACGGTTGATTTCAGCAAGAATTTCAGTGCTGAGGATGTTAGCAAGCTCAGCTTCTGCATTCAAACCATGAATTGCCTTAAGGTCTTGAGCAAGCTCAAGTGAGTACTCAGCTTTCAGAGCACGGGACTTAGCAGCAACGGTAACTTTCTCGATAGAGAAAGCCATTTCGTTGAATGCATTACCAGCTTCTCCAAGTGCTTCTGCAGTACCAGTAGCCATAGCCTGACCAACAGGATATGTGGTAGCAGTTTGACCAGATTCTGGGTTAAGAAGACCTGGGTTATTTCCGCTGTTAGGAGTACCTTGAGTTGAAGTACCGAAACCAGAAGAAGGACCAGTACCTACACCACTGTTATTTACAGTATAGCCATTGCTATCAAAGGTTCTATTTGTACCAATACCAGAGAATGCACTATCTGGCTCATTGAAGAGAGCTTCAGTACCACTCTGATTGGTATAGCGTGAACGCATTGCAAAGATAAGTCCAGTAGGACCATTCATAGGCTGAACGCCGCAAAGGTCATAAGCGACCAGATTAGGCATTGAACGGCGAATTAAGCTGATAAGTACTGGGTCGAAACCTGCAACTGGGCCACCAGCTCCAGCACTACCATAAGCACCGCTACCATAGCCACCAGTACCAGCGGCGTTAGTTGGTGATTCATAAAGGAAAGAACGCTCTTCACGAAGCTCTCTTTCTTGGTTTTCAAGCAGGATAGCAGTTACCGCTCTACGATGTGAATCCCTAATTGGATCCATTCCTTCGTAATCAAGGATTGGTGCCCACTTCTCCTGCAGATGCTCTGCATTGAACATTTGCATTGGATTTTACCTCTTTTAAAAAGTTTTAGTTTGATTTATAATTTAAAATTCACTTTTTAGCGACTCTACTGAGAGTTTGAAGATATGCTTCCATGATTGGTGAAACAGGAGCTGCTTCACTTACACCATAGGAAACTTGTTCTGACAGGTTCTCAGTTTCATCTCTTTGAGTACCAGTATTTGTTGGGAAGTATGACTCCCTCAGAGTTACCAGTTTCTCACGATAGTTTGCTTCACCATCAAACTCAACATTTTCGGCAAGAGAAGCGAGTTTGTCTTTCTGAGAAAGTGCAAGACCCTCAGCGACATCTGCAAAAATTACATCAGCAACTGACTCTGCTAATCTTCTATTGAGAGCAACGTTTCTTTCGATTTGCTCGTTGAGTTTTGCTTCCATTTCATCAAGTTTATCTACCATACTCTCGACTACATCATATCTATCTTCAGGAACAGTTACATAATGATCTTCAAAAAGTTGCTTCATTCCAGAGAGGAATGATTCGGTCATTTCAGTCTTAAGACCGTGCTCAACTGCGAGTGCATTTTCTTGGATCCACTCATCAGCAACATACTCAAGATATGCATCCACACGATCTTGAAGACTTTCTTTAATCATGTGAATTTCTTCGACTAAAGCATCTTCATAAGATGCTTGAAGAGCTTCTTTAATTTCAGAAACTTTAGAACGAATTGCTGCTTCAAAAATGGTGCGAGCTTTTTCTTCAAACTCTTCTGAAAGATTTTCACCCTCAAGAAGAGCATTTACATCTTCTTCGATGTCAAACTCTTCTTCCATTTTAGAGCAACTTTCTCCCTCTTCTTCTTTATATGCTTTTTTACCCTTTTTGTGGCGATTTTTAACTAACTTTAATAAATATTAAATTTTT